CGGTCTACCTGCGATTGGGTAATCATCGGCGCAGAGACAGGGAACCGCAAGGGCAAGGTGAAGCCAGACAAGCAGTGGATTATGAAAATAGCCGACTTGTGCGAAATGTCGGACGTGCCAGTTTTTATGAAGGACAGCCTGCGCAAGATCGTAGGCAGCGACTTCCGACAGGAATTTCCGTGGGTGACGCCATGAAGAAGCTATACATGATTGACGGGCAGGAAATGACCGTGAAGGAGATTGCGGCGATGCTGGGGATCAGCGTCGATGCCCTTCATACGCGAAAATACAAATCCGGGTACAGCTATCAGGCGCTTGTAAACATGTACCGCGCCAATGCGTTCGGCAATGTGCATGACAAGTGGCCCCGCCACTATGTTGACGGGGAGTGGATTACGCTGGGACAGGCGGCGGAGCGCGTCGGGGTCAGCCCCAAGACGATACGGAACTGGATGTATGAACGGAGAAAGGCGACCGGCGTCAATCCCATGCTGGCCGAGGCCGTGGCACATTACAGGAAATACAAAACCGGGGAATTGAAACGCTACAGAGGTAGCAAGGGAAAGCAGTATTGGGTCAAGGGCGAATACCTGACCTTCACAGAGGCAGCGGCGAAGTATCATACCTCGATCAATTCCCTGAGAATGTACGTCCGAGACCATAGATGCAGCCTGAACACCGCCGTCAGGAAGTTGGAAGAACGCAAGGCCACACAGGCAGAGAAGGAGATTATAGGTATTCTATTCGGAGGATAACATGAGCAAGAAGCCAACACCACAAGAGTTAATCGCCGCCATACATGCAAAGTGCCTGGAATGCAGCGGCGGCAGCCGGAAACAGGTGCATAACTGCGACATAGAGTATTGCGCGTTATGGCCCTATCGGCGGAGCGAGCCGAAGGAGAGCAGCCAGATCAGAGGGCAGATCGGTCTATTCGACATCGAAAAGAGGGCGGGCGCATGAAGGTGAGTATATGCCGAAAATGCCGGTATTTTCGAGAACGGCGTTGGAGCCACCGCTATGAGCCGAGGGATTACCACCCGATAGGCATGACACACGTCTATGGATATTGCACCTACATGAAGCGGCGATGTGTTGATGTGAAGCGGACTGATTGCACGCCGAACCAAGTGACTATGTTTGAAGGGATGGAAAATGATTATATGCTGTGAAACGTGCCGCCATGACATGGGCGGCGGGTATGATAATTGTAGGATCAACCTGGAGGCCGAATGTGCCGAAGGTAACTATGAGGCTTGGGAACCCAGAGAGCCAGATAGAAATATAATCCATATTTTGGATGAAATCTGTGAATACCACTGGCCGAATGAATAATAGATAAATACTCGAACGTGGTCATGCCTGTTCCTTGGAAATGCGCGAACGTTCGCGCATTTTAGGAATTGCAGGCATGATGAAGGCGCAATTTGGAGGGATGGACGATGAAAAGCAATAGTATTCGGATTCAGGGCGCCGACGGCATGGAGAAGGAGGTCAAGCCGGTTGTGATTCGCAATCGGGACATTCCCCTACTCTCGGATGTGTTTTACATCATGCAGGAGATATGCCAGATCGAGCAGCGCCGGGACTGGCAGCGGGATAGAATGCTGAACATCACCCAGCACCTATCCGGGATGCCGGGCGGCGGGGGCGTGCCCAAGGGCCTTGACGAAGCGTTCTCCCTCCTGTCGGAGCTGGACGAGGAGCACGAGCAGCGGTGCAAGGACTATGTGCGGCAGCTAAAGGCGGCGCAGAAGATTCTCAACGGGATTGAAAGCCAGAGCATGAGGACGTTTGTCATTATGAAATACGTGATGAACGTGCCGGATTCGCAGATTCGCCATGAGCTGAACATGACGCGGACGGGCTTCAATCGGGCGCGACGCTGCATCGAGAGCTCGGAGCGTATGGCGACCGTAGTATGGCGGGAGCGCTATGTGCTGGCATAATGTTAAGAATTAGCGAATTTGTAAAAACGTGTTGAAATGACAAGGGCAATTTGCTAAAATGCTATCGTCGGTAGAACTGTGAGAGCTGGACAGCGCAAGTTGTCCGGCTTTCCCCATTTTTGGCAGACTGGAGGCGATGGTATGGCTATCCAGATAGAGGTTGACGCTTCTGACCTGAAAGGCATTATTGATCGCCTGCATCAGAACATGAGCGAGGAACAGTTTGAGCGGGCCATGTACGGCATATTCCAGCGCACGGGCCGACACGTCGCCATGATCTTGAAAAAAGACTTGCCCATTAAATACGAGGCCAAGCCAGGAGACATCGGCGCGGCGGTCAAGGCCGCCCAGGTTTCTTCGGGCTTCGGCGGCGTGGGATGCACCATACCGATCATCGCTCCGCGTGGCAAGATTGGCAGCCAGTATCGCGCTGCCGGTGGCGCTCATGGCTGGAACAGCCTGCGACGCAAGTACAACGTCAAGGCGCGTATTCTGAAAGGCGCTCAAAGCACGCTGCCGAGCAAATGGCACTCCGGCTATCCCCCATTCCGAAACCTGGGATCGAGCCTGGGCGGGCTGACGTTTGCGCGTAGCAGCAAGGCCAGAGGGCCCATTATGAAGCTGACCGGCATTGCCATACCGCAGATGCCGATGAACCGCTCCGAGGCACAGGTGCAACAGGACATCAAGGATTACCTGGAAAAGGTGATTGAAGCGCGCTTCAATGCCTTGATGATGGTGGGACGATGAGCGTTGAGATGACCAAGAAGGAGCTCGCAACCATCGCGGGCTATACCTACCGGCGAATTTATGACATTGACCGGGACTTACCCCCGGAGAAGAAGCTGTTTGTAGTAGGCGAGGGCGGCAAATACGACCTCGCTATTTTTGTGCAGCGCTGGGTCGAGTACAACGTCCAGAGAGATACCGAGGACGTTGAGGACCTGGACGCCGTGAAAGCCCGCCACGAGGCCGTCAAGATCGAAAAGACGGAGCTGGAAGTGGCGAAGATGCGCGGCCAGTTGATCGCCATTCAGGATGTAATGCGGCTATGGGGCGACGTTGCCAACACGGTCATGCAGAACATGATCCACCTGGCCAGCAAGGTCGCCCCGATGGTGCGCATGATGGATAATGTTGAACAGATTGCCAATGTGATCGACACGGAAGTGCGAAAGACATTGACGGACATTTCCAACACACCGCTGCCGGACTACGCGGCGGCAGAGACCGAGGACAGCGAGGAGGATAGCGAGGAGGTGTAACGGTGGGCGCATTAGCTGAACTCGCCCGGTACACCTATTCGATGTTCAGACCTCCGGCCCGACAGACCGTATCTGAATGGGCAGACGCAAACCGCGTGCTGGTTTCGGAGAGCAGCGCCGAACCCGGCGCATGGCGCACAGACCGCGCCCCATACCAGCGGGAGATCATGGACGCCTTTACCCAGCCGGGCGTTTGGCAAATCGTCATCATGGCGAGCGCCCAGGTCGGCAAATCCGAGATCGAGCTGAACATGATGGGATGCGCCATCGACAACGACCCCGGCCCGATGCTGTACATCCAGCCGACGGACAAGGTGGCCGAGGACTATTCCAAGCGGCGTATCGCGCCCATGATAAACGCATGCCCCACCCTGCGACAAAAGGTGTTCAAGGCCCGCAGCCGGGACGCGATGAACACCATCACCATGAAAACCTTCCCCGGCGGCAGCCTGGCGATCATCGGCGCGAACAGTCCGGCAGACCTTTCGAGTAAGCCGGTGCGGTATATCTTCATGGACGAGACAGACCGATTCCCGGCCAGCGCCGGAACCGAGGGCGACCCGCAGGAATTGGCCGAGAGGCGAACTGAGACCTTCCGACACAACCGAAAGATCGTAAAGACCTCTACGCCGACCATAAAGGGGGCGTCCAAGATCGAGACCGATTACATGAACGGCACGCAGGAGGAATGGCATACCGAGTGCCCCCATTGCCACACCTACAGCTACATCCGATTCGCGGATATTCACTTTGAAAAAGAGGACTTCACCAATCAGAGCGGGGACGAGGATTACACCGTCAAGGTCGTAACCTGGCGCTGCCCGGTATGCAAGCGGGACATCGGCGAATACGAGTGTAAGCGCCTGCCTGCCAAATGGGTGAGCAAAAACCCCAAGGCTTTAGATAATGGCATACGCAGCTTCAGGCTGAACGCCTTTATGTCGCCGTGGAGCGACTGGAAGGATATTGTCTGGAAATTCCTGAAAGCCCATAAGGACCCAATGAAGCTACAGACCTTCTACAACACCATATTGGGTGAGGTTTGGGAAATCCACATCAACAGCGGCCTTGACGAGATGCTGTACAAGCGGCGGGAGCACTACCCCGCCGAGGTACCGCCGGGCGTGCTGCTGCTGACAATGGGCATGGACACCCAGGACAACCGCCTGGAATACGAGGTTGTGGGCTGGGACAGAAACGGGCAAAGCTGGGGCATCAGCCGTGGCGTCATTCCCGGTCGGCCTGACGCGCCCGGCGTATGGCAGGAGGTTGACGCGCTGCTTGACCGCGAGTGGAAATCGACAAACGGCATCAAATTCCGAATCCTGGCGACGTTCATCGACTCCGGCGGCCACTTTACCACCACGATCTACAAGCAATGCGCCCGGCGAGCATCGAAGAAGATATGGCCCATCAAGGGCGAGAACGGCGAGGGCAAGGACGAATGCCGACCCATGCGGCGCGGCCAGGGCGACGGCGCGAAATTCATGCTGGGCGTTGACGCCGGTAAAGCGGGCATCATGGCCGACGCGGCCATAGAGGAGCCGGGGCCGAATTACATGCACTTCCCCATCGACTACCGGGCCGGGTACGACATGGAGTATTTCAAGGGCCTTATTTCGGAACGACTGGAAATCCACCGGCGCAACGGCAAGGGCGTGGCGGTGTGGGAGCAGTTCTACGAGCGCAACGAGCCGTTGGACTGCCGGAACTACGCCCGCGCCGCCTATCGCTATTTCCACTGGCGCTTCGATGAATTGGAGCGCTACATCAACGGCGAGGAAGAAACCAAGATCATCACCAAGAAGGAAGAAACCAGACGTAAAACCCGGCATGTCGTCAGCCGGGGAATCCGAGTATAACCATTGAGGTTACAAGTAAGGAGCGTGAAAGCATGGCGGCCATATCCGCGTATACCCTTGCAGAAGCGCAAGAGATGTTGGGATTGTGGAAGGATGCGGAAAAGTCGCTGGCGAGCGGACAAGTGACCAGTTATCGCGTAGGATCGCGGGAATGCACCCTTGTGGACATGGAGGACATCAGGGCCGCGATCAACTATTTCGGGAATTTGGTTGAAGCCCTCTCCGGCACCGTGAGAACCAAGCGCGTGACCCGCGTCGTTTTCCGTGATTTATAAGGGGCGTGAGAAATATGAACACCAAACCCAAGTTGCGCGAACGCGCCCTATACCTGTTCAGCCCGAAGCGTGGCAATGACGCTTATAACAAGCGCCTACGCAGGGAATGGCAAAGTGACCAGCAGGAAGCTACAGGCAAGAATACCGGCCAGGGCGCACGCATGAGTTATGGGAGCCACGGAGCCAGTCAGACGCTCAACAGCCTGGTAGGCTGGATTCTTGAAGCTGGTAACGCAGAGGATAATATCGACCTGTATTCCTCGACACTGCGGCAACGTGCCCGAGACCTGTTTGAGGGCGGCGGGCTTGCCAGAAGCGGCCCGGAGACACTGACAACCTCCGTTGTCGGCTGGGGCATACAGCCCAAGCCCAAGATCGACGGCGAGTTCCTGGGCATGACCGATGAGGCCCGCGAGGAGGCTGAACAACTCATCCTCCGCGAGTTCAAACTTTGGGCTGAAAATACGATGTGTGACGCCGCACGACAGCAGAACTTCTATGGCCTGCAACAGCTCGCCTTCCTGTCCATGCTGATGTCGGGTGATGTATTCGCCCTGTTCGGCATGAAGGAAAACCGGCGTACACCCTACCAGACCACCATTCGCCTGCTTGAAGCAGATCGCATCTGCAACCCTGACAGCAGCGGTGGCAGCGAGAGCACGGATACTGATGGCGGCGGCAGGATTATTGACGGCGTGGAGATCGACAAAGATGGCGCTGTCGTTCGGTATCATGTCGCCAGCCGAAGCCCCATCGCAACCAATGACAGCCGCGAAATCGAATGGGTTGCCATTGAAGCCTACGGCTCGGACACCGGCTATCCCAACATCCTGCAAATCATGACCCATGAGCGCCCGGAGCAGCACCGAGGCATACCTTTCGTATCTGCGGAGATCGAATTGATAAAGCAGTTCACCCGCTATATGAACGCTGAATTGGCCGGTAAGGTCGTTTCGGCAATGCTGACATTGTTCATAACCAGTAAGGACGATGACGGCAAGGCGGGCATGGAGGACGCCGTAAACGAGGACGAAAAGGTCACGAATGACGAGCTGAAGCTGGAGCTGGCCCCAGGGGCAATCTATGACCTGCCGCCTGGAAAGGATGTAACGACCGTTGACCCGAAGCGAAGCGACACTCAATTTGAGAGTTTCGTGAACACCTGTATCACGGTCATAGCGTCCAGCATGGGCATTCCGAAGGAAGTGCTCATAAAGAAATACGAGAGCAATTATACGGCGGCGAGGGCTGCCCTGCTCGACTTCTGGCGAACCGTGAGGGTATACAGGACGCGGTTCAATTCCAGCTTCAACCAACCCATATACGAACAATGGCTTTCAGAGGCCGTGGCAATCGGACGCATCGACGCGCCCGGTTTTTTTGATGATCCTGCGGTGCGTCAGGCATGGTGCGGCTGTGTCTGGATGGGTGCGAGTATGGGACATGTTGACCCGCTGAAAGAAGTCAACGCCGCCGAAACCCGCATCAGGAACAACATCACCACCGAGGAACAGGAAGCCAGCGAATACAACGGCAACGACTGGGCTGCCAATGTGCGCCAGCGCAAGAAAGAAATTGCCGTTCGCGCAGAAATGGGCGGCGAATCCCAGGAGACCGCCCCGGAGACCACCCAGGACAATCTACTCCAAGACGAATCAGAGGAGGAGGCCGAGAAATAATGCCCGGAAACAGAGAGTTCTTTCAACTGCGCTCCACGACCCCGCGCATGGCGGCGGGATCGGATGAAGCCGAGTTGATGCTGTACGGCGAGATCGTGCCGGATTACAGCAAATGGTACAAGGAGAATTACCCAGAGGACAAGAGCGCGGCAGATTTCGACAAGGCCGTAAAGCAGATCAAACAGAACGGCGCGAGGCGGCTGAACCTGCGCATCAACAGCCCCGGCGGCATTGTCACGCAGGCCGTGGCAATGCGGGCCATTCTGTCCGGCGCTGGGTTTGAGCGTATCAATATGCGCATCGAAGGTATGTGTGCCAGCGCCGCGACGATCATAGCCAGCCTGCCCGGAGCGCATGTAGAAATCACGCCTGGCAGCGAGTACATGATTCACAATCCGTGGAACATCATCATCGGAACCGCCGCCGACATGGAGCATGAGGCAGAGCATCTGCGCGCCCTTGAAGCGACATCGCGCGGATTTTATATCAACCGCACCGGCCAGGAGGAAGAACAGGTCAAGGCGTGGATGGATGCCGAAACCTGGTTCAATGCCGAGGATGCCGTGAAATACGGCTTTGTGGATGCTGTCGCGCAGGAGAACGGCGGCACTGATCTGGCCGCAGCCTGCGTCACGGGCCGGGAGATGGCCGTTATGCGCAAGCTGTATAAGGCCATTCCTGAACAGATCGAAGTCCGACAGGACGGAGGAAAGGTCGAAGCGGGTGGTGTGTTCATCGAGGGAGAGGACGGACAGGAGATCATTCTTCCGCCTGAATACACCAAGAAGGTTCACGACCTCATTCAACAGTTGGTCAGTAACGAGGCTCCAGTTGCCGGGGTTTCGACTGAAATACATCATCACGAGGAGGAGAACAAATCCATGGAAAACCAGGAAAACATGTCCACGGAAATCAAGGCGATCAATGTTGACCAGCTTCGTGCGGAAAACCCGGCGCTGTATGATTCGATTCGGCAGAGCGCGATTTCCGAAGAACGGCAGCGCATCGAAGAGATTGACGATCTCACGATGCCCGGCTATGAGACTATGGCCGAAAAGGCCAAGGCCGATGGCATTTCCGCGATGGAGTTCCATCGCCAGATCGTTCAGGCCCAGAAGCAGAAGGGCGCCAGCTTCATCGAGAACCGCAAGCGGGAGACCACTCCCGAAAAGCCTGTGCATGGCGGCGACGCGAGCGACAACAATGCCAATGCCCAGGCCACGTCCGACGCCATGGCGAAGGAATTGGCCGAGATGGCTGATGGCATGTCCGTGAACGTCAAAGGCATGTACTAATCGACACGCAGTATGAGAGGAGGATATACATGATTGAACTCTTTCAGAATATCGGCGCAAGCAAGCCCGAATACCTGGAAGCGGGCGGCGGCAAGCTGATTGCCGTTTCCCTGGAACCGGGTAACGGCACGATCAAGCACGGCACGGTATTGTACCGCAAGGCCAATTCCGTATTCTATGCGCCTGCCGCTGCTGCGAACATCACCACTGATACCAGCCTGGTGATCCTGCGCGAGGACACCGACACCGACGCCTCCGCGACCGTTGCCGCGGCTGCCGCCGCCTATGTCAACGGCGAGATGCTGGCAAAGGATGTCGTGCTGGCGGATGGCGTCACGAACCTGACGGCTGCCCAGGCCCACATCCTGCGCAAGCAGGGATTCATTCTCAGCCCCTTCGACGACCTGACTGTGGCTGACGAGACCGTGGACAATACTGCCACCGTCAGCGTGACCGTCACCAACGACGGACACGGCACGGGCACCGCAAGCCCCGCCACCGGCACCAAGGGCACGGAGGTGACGCTGACCGCCACGCCCAGCTCCGGCTATGTGTTCGACGCCTGGGAGGTCGTGTCCGGCGGCGTCACCATCGAGAACAACAAGTTTATCATCGGCGACGCTGCCGTGACCGTCAAGGCCACTTTCAAGGCCAGCGCCTGATTCAAGAAGGAGGAGTGAAAAATGCCTGCTACCCTTGATATGTTCAACACCATGACCATGCTGAAAGCCGTGGAGCAAATGAAGCCCATTCCCCGTTTCCTGGGCGACATGTTCTGCGCGGATGACGGCGCCACCGACGATGACCACCTGTTTTACGACTATCGCAAGGGCGATCAGACCGGCCTTGCGCCCTTCGTCGTACCCGGCACGGGCGGCATCACCATCAACCGTGAAGGATTTGAGATGCGTCAGGTGGCCTTTTCCCGCATGGCCCCGCAGCGCACCATCACCATGCGCGACATCAGCGTCCGTCAGTTCGGGGAGAATATCGTTGGCGGCATGACGCCCGCCGACCGCAGCAAGAAGAAGGTCGCCGAGGATCTGAAAGTCCTGCGCACCGTGAACCAGAACCGCCGCAACTGGATGGTTCGTGAAGTCCTCATCAAGGGCAAGCTGGAAATCTGCCGGTACACCCATGAGGGCCGCGAGGCGAAGGCGAGCATGTTGGCCGATTTCGGATTCGAGAACTACTACGAGCCCGCTGTGAAGTGGGACCAGGCCGGCGCACGGTTCGAGTATGACTTCGAGAAATTCAATGAAGCCATCATGGAAGAGGGCGGCGACGTGGACACCATTCTGATGGGCCCCGGCGTATTCGATACCATGCTGGAAAACGAGTTCTACCTGAAATCTCTCGACCTGGACAAGGCGGCCATGGGCGAGCTGCGGACGCGGTACGCCGGTCAGGGCCTCTATTTCCGTGGCCTTACCCGCAACGGAATCAAGATGGTCTCCGACTACGCCAAGTTCAGGAACGATGACGGCCAGATGGAATATGAGATTCCGTATGGTCACATCCTGCTTGCTTCCACGGTGAACAAGCCCCTGCGGATGCTGCATGGCCCGATCACGAAGGTCAAGGGCACCGATGACAGCGCCCGTCACGAGACCTACGTCAAGAAAGAGGTCCCGTTCCGCATCGGCAACAGCGACAACGACACCATCATCAATCGGCTGGTGAGCTGCCCCACCGTCATTCCTGATAACGTGGGCGCTTGGGGCGTCATGCGCGTACTGTAAGGCAAGGAGGCGTCCATGATGGATTATATCGCCAAAGTAAAAACCGCCATTTTCCCCCTTGGCCTGGTGGCTAAGGGGGAAAAATTGCGCAAGGAGCACCTTGACGCGCTGGGCGCTGATACCGTGGCCGACATGGTCAGGCGCGGCGTGCTGATCTGCGAGGGAGCCGAAGCGCCCGAGGACCATACAGACGCGGATTACCGGGACGATAACAGCGACGCGGGCGATGTGAGCGCCGATGCGCAGCAGAACGCCACCGATGACGCTGACGCCCCCGGCGCCGATGAGGCGCAGGAAGAGGAAATCGACCCGGAGGACGAGTTCGACGAGGACGAGGAAGCCCCTGAAATCGACGTGATGGCCGGGATTGTGAGGGACGAGCCCGCGCCTGAGAAGAAACCCGCGCCCAACGCCCGCAAGGCGGGAAAGCGCACGCCGAAAGGAGGTAAAACCGAGTGAAGGTGCTGGAACTGAAAAGCGGGCGCGTCGTTGAGGTTGATGACGGCTACGGCGAGCGCCTGATTCAGCATGGCATGGCCGTTCTGCCGCCCGAAGCGATTCATAAGGAGCCGCTGAAAAAAGCGCAGAAGGAGCAGCCGCCCAGGAAGGGCGATGCCTGATGGCCCTGAAAGACCGCATCGCGGAGGACATTGACCGCGTGTTCATGAACATGGACCACTTTGCCGAAACCCACTACTGGAACGGCATCGCCATCACCTGTGTGCCGGATGACGAGGATTCGCTGAAGCGCAAGAACAACAATGTGAACGACATCAACTGGGATCACAACACCCGCGAGATATTGATTCACACACCCCTGATGACCTTCCCCGGAGGAAGGGAGCCGGAGCCGAACACGCACATCATGTTTGACACTCGCCCCATGAAGGTGTTGGAAGTCCAGCACAACATGGGGCTTTTGGATATCATGCTGGTTGCGCTTGACCCAAGGGAGATGATGTAATGCGATTCACCGAACGCCTGACGGCGCTTAAAAACTGGGTGACGGATGAATTGTGCAAAGGGCGAGAAATGAAAGCGCCCGGCGAAAACATGAACATCGGCGAGATCAGACGCCAGGAACCGCGCTGCTACCTGGCCTGGGCCCCGGCGCGCATTGACCAAACCGGCCAAATGCGCGAGGACCCAGCCAGTATCGTTCCCGGCATTCTGATTATGCCCAATCAAGCCTATGGAAAGTACATGGAAGAAAAGCGCTTCGACCGGTACAACAATATCCATCGGCCCCAGGAAATGGGCCAGCATCTATCCGTGAGCATTCTGTTCAGCGTCTATGAGCCCGGCGTGCGCCTGCCCGGATTCATAGACAGCGTTGGCGAAAATGGGAAGGGTCTCGATCTTGCCCTGATTAAAGAGGGCACCGAGCAGGGCCTTTTCACGCTAATGAACTGGATGGACGATTGCATGGAGAAGCTGGTGGGACAGAAGATCATACCCAAATCCGACCTGTACGTGGATGAACCATCCATCACGTACAGCCTGTACACAGACCAGAGCTACGTCGTGGACAGGCGGCCCATCTACTACGGATTTGTCAATGTCACCTTCGGCTGCTATGCCAACGACGGTACAAACCCATCCATCGACCAATATCTCAACTAAAGGAGGAATGACCCATGTCTGATTACCTGCATGGCGCGTATGGCAAAACCCGCGCCGTAGGTATTCGCGTGCCCGCAGAGAGCCAGAGCACCATCGTATACGTCGGGACCGCGCCGGTTCACACGCTCGCTCTCGCGGACGGCGAGAGCTACAACGTGAACAAGCCTGTCCTGGTCAACTCTATGGCCGAGGCCAGGAAATACTTCGGCTACAGCGACGATTGGGCCAAATATACGCTCTGTGAAGCGATGTACGTTCACCTTCAGAACAAGGGCGTCGGCCCGCTGGTATTTATCAACGTGCTCGACCCCACCCTGGCCAGCCACAAGAGCACGGCCCAGGTGTCCAACGATCTGACGCCCAGCAACGGCGTTATCACCATCGCCAGCGCCGAGAGCATCATTCTGGAATCCGTGGTGATTCAGACCAAGGACGAAACCCCCGTGACGAAGGTCAAGGGCACGGACTACGACATCGCATACAACGCCGACAGGCAGCAGATTGTGATTACCGAGCTGAGCGATGGCGCCCTGGGCACCGCGGCGCTGGCTGTGAAGTATTATACGATCCTGCCCTCCGGCGTCACCAACAGCGATGTGATCGGCGGAACCGATGGCCTGGGCCGCAATACCGGCCTGCACGCGGTGATGAACGTGTACCAGGAGACAGGCTTCATCCCCTCTTTCCTGGCCGCGCCGGGATTTTCCAGCGTGCCCGCCATCCACGCGGAGATGTATTCCGTCAGCCAGAAGATCAACGGCCATTGGGACGCCTACATGTTCGCTGATCTGCCGCTGACCAACGGCAGCACCACGCTGACCCTGGACAGCGCCGTGACCTACAAGAACGCCAATGGCTACACCCGGAAGAACGAGACCGTCTACTTCCCGATGGCGAAGGGCACCGATGGACGATACTATCACCTTTCGGTGCTTGCTGCGGCGAACTTCCAGGAGCTGCTGATCGATCAGGAGGGCATTCCCTATCGGACGGCCAGCAACACCGATTGCCAGATCATCGAGAACCTGTACACCGGCGCGAACGACGAGGGCCGCGTGTACGATGACAACGTCATCAACAACAAGCTGAACAAGAACGGCATCGCCAGCGCGGCCTACGTGGGCGGGCGCTGGGCCATCTGGGGCGCTCACAGCGCGGAATACGACCAGAGCAACGGCGATCAGATCAACGTGGCCGAGACCAACATCATGATGCTGTATTACATCAGCAATGATTTCCAGCATCGGCGCACGATTGACGTTGACCAGCCCATGACCACCAACGATCTGCTGACCATCGTCGCCGAGGAACAGTCCAGGATTGACGCGCTGGTGAAAACCGGGGCGCTGATCTTTGGCGAGGTGTATGTGAACGCCGACGCTGACGCCCGCAGCGACATGATGATGGGTGATTACAGCTTCACCTTCAACGTCACGACCACGCCGATTGCCAAGAGCCTGACGGCCATCGTCAACTGGACGGACGCCGGTTTCGTGACCTACTTCGAGAATCTGGCCGTGTAAAGGAGGGATGAATAATGCCTACGAGAGTATATAACAACGTCGAAGGCCACCGGGTCATCGACAAGGTTGGCGGCAAGTCCTATACCATCGAGGACGTGACGAAGATCGGCCTGCCGACCTTCAAGCACCCGACCACGGAGCTGAAGAACATCAGCGGCATGGCGATGGACGTGAATATGCCGAACACCACCCATCTGGAAGCGGCCGACTTCACGCTGTATCACAACAATGGCCTGAACAGCCAGTATCTCGCGGTGCCCGAAAAGCACCAGTTTGAGGTGAGGACGGTTCGCCAGAAGTTCGTGACCGCCAAGGGCGAAATTCAGCACGAGAGCGTGAAATACCGCGTGACCGGCATCCACTCCGAAACCCAGAAGGGCGACATCGAGACCGGCAGCCCCTACGGGAGCACCGAGAAGTATTCCCTTCTGCGCTATGAGGAGGAGGTCAACGGCAAGGTCATCACCATCTATGACGCCATTGCCGGCATCATCAAGCAGAACGGCAAGGAGTACACGGATGTGATCGAGAGCATGTTGAAGTAACATGCCCAACAACGGCAAATGCGCGAACGTGGTCGGGCTTGCAACAGTGAAATGCGCGAACGCTCGCGCATTTGATCTACCGCAAGCCCG